GAGGTTGTGCAGATCCTGATCGGTCAGAATCTGGGCGCCGACCAACCAAGCCGCGGCGTTATCCCAAACGGCTACCGCACGTTCGTGCATCCACTCAGGTGCAGGCGGGACAGCGCTGAGGGATTCGGCTGTTGGCTCAACACCGTTCAGCTTGCGCTTGCCAGCATTTCCCTGAAGCACTTTCAGCTGGGTCGGCTTGGGCTTGCGGCCACTGCGAGAAGTACCTGCCATGTCACCCTCCAATCGCGCCGGTATCGATTTTCATATTTCGCGGCTGTAAAAAAGTAATGGAGGCGGCGGTGTCCGAGCACTTTTCCTGTAGGGATTCACACCCCCCTACCCCTGCTGTGCTCGCTTGGCCTCAGCCTGCGTCTTCACGTCATGGCAGGCCTTGCAGATCGCCTGAAGGTTGCTGTCCGCGTCTGTCCCGCCCTCTGCCACCGGGATGATATGGTCCACCTGTGTGGCCGGGCTGATCCTGCCCTGCTGCATACAGGGCTGACATAGACCTTTGTCACGCTGCAGCACCTGATCACGCTTACGCCGCCATGGGCGACCGCCTCGACCCGATCCCTTACGTGTTCCCCACGGCTTGTGCAGGTGGGCATGTTCATCACAATAGCCATGGCTGGCTGTGGTCTTGTGGCCACAGGCCGGTGCTCGGCAGGGCCTCGGCGGTTTACTTGGCATAGAGATTCAACCAGGCGAGAGCGATGCGAGCATTGGCACGGGCACTCGCCTCATACATTCGATAGATAGGCCAGATCACTCTTCAACCTCCTCGGTCGCTTCATCAGACCACCGCCTGACGCTGATCCGGTCGGCGTTGCACTGCTGGATGATCAGCTCGCACTGCGCCATGTAATCGCCGTACGTGCCGTTAAGCAGGGGTGGTGTAAACGTATCAGTCCACGTTTGCGGAACCGGCTCCCGGAGATACTGGGGGGTGGGTTCGGTATTGGAGCACCCGCTCAGCAGTATCAGGGCCAATGCGAGTATCAATACAGGGATCTGCCCCAGCCAGAGCACGCAGTTGATCAGCCAGCTGGCCAGCCTTGCGAACTGCATCGGCGCGTTGGCGGGCTGTTTCTGCCAGCATACGGTCGGTCTGTTCATATCGCGCGCGCTCCTCGCGGATAGTGTTGTTCAGGTGAATAATCGCCTGCTCAGATTGACTGGCCTCTGCCTTGAGTTCACCGATCGTCATCAACGACCAAGCCAAGGAAACGATCACGCCCAGGCCGACCATCACAATCAGCACGCGGGCCTTGGTAATCATCGAACGCCCATCTTGCGCTTGAATGAATCTTCCATGAGCGCAATGGCCCGGCTGCCCATATGTCCACTCACGCCAACAAAAGCAGCAGTCAGCAGGTCAGGAAAGCCTCCCAGCTCGCACAGCCAAAAGGTCAGCACGCCAGTGAACGCCGATATCACGATCTCTCCGATCAGTTCCATGAAGCTGAACTTCTCGGCAGTCCCGGCTTTGACGCGGCGAATGTAGCTCACTACCCCGCCCCAAGAAGCCAAAGCCATTACCCAGGCATAGGTCAGCAGCTGGTAGCTGGTCGGATCCTTTTCCGGCATTACCCTGTCACCATCTGGTTGAAGTAGTTCAGGATGCGTTTCACGTAAGCCGTGGTCTCAGCCGCATGGTTGCCGGTTACCTGGGGAAGCGCTCGACTGATGCTGGCGTAATCGTTTGCACCGCCTGCAGCCTTCTGCGCTTTCAGCAGATTGCCAAACCCAGCGTTATAGCTGGCCAGTGCGAGACAGTAACGATCGATATCAGGACGAGGAGCCGACCAGCTATTCAGCAGCTTGGCCATGTAATAGGCACCTGCCGGGATGGCCGCTTCGGGGTCGAATGGAGTGATATCCGCGGGATAGCCCAGCTCCTTGGCTACATCAGCCCAAGTGCCCGGCATGAACTGCGCGATTCCCTGGGCACCAACCGGTGACACCGCATTCGGGTCCAGTCGGGACTCTGCCAGGTACTGTGCTTTGAGGAGACGCCAATCGTGATCAGGCAAATGCTGTGCAACAGCAGCCCGGATCAGCTTGTCGTATTGGGTAGGCATAGCGATTCTCACGAATGGCTTTATGAATTAGGTCCCGGATTATCCGCCGGGTCGGTAGCGCTTCGCCTCACGGCGAGAAATTCAGGCGCAAAAAAGCCCCGCATCTGCGAGGCTTGCTGTCGTTTGCAGTCACTGCGACCAGCATGAGAAAAACTTAGCTCGGCTCACTCGGGATTGCAAGGGATTTTCTGTATAAATTTACAGAACTTATGCGTCCTACTACCCTTCATGATGCTTGCAGCTGCTCAACTAGCCCATTCGAATTAACCACACACCCTTGAGAACTCATGCGTAGCTGAATGTGGCCTACACTCTGACCAACGATTTTTCGAGATTTCACAACGCCTTTCATTATCTTCTCTACAGCACTATCACGCTTTGGAGGTTTGAGCTTAGGCATTGTGGTTGAAAAAACATTACCCCCGTATGAGCAGATTCTACTCACATCTTCAGGGCCAGGAAGGGAATGTGTATTCATCGTGGTTAGTATCTGAAGAGGCCTGTCTTCGAGCATTTCCTCATAAACCGGTTCGTAATGCCCAGTCTTCGATCCGTGATGCGAAACCTTATAAACAATAGCGGCTGTTGTAGGCCTCTCCGAAGAGGCGACAACAGCCTCCCATCCAAGTTGAGGAGTGTTGGAACATTCCAGATCTGAGCCTAATAAGATAGTGCCTGCATTCGTCTCGACGTGAAGGGCAACGGCACAAAGATTAGGGGTTATCTTACGCGCCAGCTTTTTGTAGCTTCCTTCCAACTCACTAAAGGCTGCCGCAAAATCTAACTTTGCCTGACTAGAAGCTGCATCAGATGGAGAAAGAGCTGTTACTACTGAATTTTCATCACGAAACACCACCCTAGACTCAATCGCACTTTTGGCAATGACATCCTCAGAATCTATCGCTTTCAGAATTTTTGCCAGCTCTTGTGTTCCAGGCATGTTTCGGTCAGTAATCATGCCATCCAGTGCGTGTGCCATGACGTAGGCGATCGCCTCATCTTTACAAAGCGCACCAGAAATCCAGATGTTAGCGCTTGCGCACACTTCAACCACGCGATCCATTCCCTTGATATGGTCAGCGTGGAAATGGGTTATCACTACCGATACGACGCATTCAGCTGGATTGAGACCTAGACTTTCAATGTAGTCCAGTGGTACTGGCTTATCGTAACCAGAAGGCTGACAGGAATCGACTATCATCCACTTTCCTTGCCCTAAGTGGATAGCCAAACTCTCCCCTGTACCTGGACCAAAAAGTGAAACTTCTATCTCATCTGCGCCTGGGGGGTGCAGATCAATCGGCATGCAACCTCGCTGCAACACGCTTCCCGAAGGCCTTAGCCTTGTTAAGCTGAGCCTTGCTCAGACCAGGCAACCTACGCATACGGATGTCAGACGAATTCTTAACGGTGCCGCCTCTATTGACCCTCATTTGTCCAATATTCCAATAAAAAACAGCCCCTTCCTCTACTAGGGCCTTATCGCCCTTCCTTATAGCATCGAGATCCATCACGACCTCTTCATCAGGATTAGTGCGATCTGTTCTATCGGTAAGAATTGCAGTGAATTCGTTTTGCTGTAGATCAACTGAAACTATTCGCCCTTCCCAAGACTGAGCGATACTCAACCATTCAAATGTTGAGTGCTCAACCGTAAAGTACTCTGGCTTCTGAACCGCTAGGAATTCTTTCCGCAAAGTAGCAACGCCGGCAGTCTGTGACCTCTCGGCACCATCATGCTGCTCCACGAAAGTAGAACTACATGAACCGTCTACGGAAAAAACGTCAACCAGATCTTCATCCAGCGACCCATAGTCCTTTTCCATTGGCCATAGAATCGTAGATTCAAGTGCATGCCCAAAAGCATTCATGTCAGCATCCCTCTGCCAAATCGAGAATATTTGCATGCGCAGTTTCAGCAACGCGTAATGACTCGTCCCAATACCCTAGAATCACTTCACCAACGGTTGCTTCTTGACTCCCCTCGCGCATAAGTGCGAAATCAAAATGGCAGTTAACCTTAGTCTCAATACCATGCTTCTCTTCAACAAGCACAGGGAGAATATGTGTATTCACTACCCCAGGCACATCGTCTGCACGTTCCGACTGAATGTTTAGTCGAGAGAGCCCATGTCGAGGACTATCAGGCAAAATCGACTTCCATGGCTGCTTAGGAGCCAAGGAGTCGCCGATACGGTCAAGACCCTCTCTGCTATCAAAAACATCCCGATAAGTTGTATTCAAACCAATACCAGTTACAGGGGTTTCAGATAGTACTGAGAACATGCCAACAGCTAGGTCGCGAGTAGCCTCAAAGTAGCCTTTCTGATGTGTCCGAATGATTAAACGATTAGTAAGAACTTCCAAATCACACCAAGGCAAAGAGAATCGGCAAACTTCAGGGTGAATTACGTCGATAGACACTTGCTCAGCAACATCCTCTTCACTAAGAAGCTCATGCCTTAGAAGCCAGTCAGGATTGAAGATCGCCGGATTGAGGCTTCCAACGACAACAACGCTCACCTCTTCATAAACATTTGTGAAAGTGGACATTGGGCTCGCTCATGTATGGGTGTGGATTTAGGCCAATTGAGGCTACCAGTACTCTTGGCAAAAGTATACCAAAACTCCCACGACAGCCACTCCAACAAGCCTGGTAGTAGGCATGACGTACATAGCTATTAGGCGGCCACATTTTCACCAGCACTGATTAACAATTTACGTATATCGTCGATTTTTTCTACCTCCTTGGCCAGCGACTCTCGAGCCTTCCCAAGACGCCCCTCAAACTGTTTGACCGTCAGGCCTAGATGTTCACAGATCACATGCGCAGGTTCCTTTGACCAATACCGGTCCGCCAGCAATACTATGGCGTAATCCGGCTTCAGAACACCACTCACCAACTTCACCCCCAACCCTGAACAACTGTCGCAGCATACTTGGTTGCCAACACCACATTTGCCACATAAGCAAGGCTTCCCCAGCAGGTATTGGATTTGCACCAGCTGCGCATGCTGCTTCCTTGTCATCCCCATAGCACCGATCATAAAGTCATTCGACATATCCATGCCTGATGGGGGCGGTATATCCCCTTTCCATTTCGCCAGCCGTTGCAAGTCGTTTTCTGAATGCCACCCTGCCTGATGCTGCTCCAAGTGGTTCAGATACACCGCCAGCAGGTTGTCGATCCTTTTGCGCATTTCCTTACCAACCGCCATCTCTCACCCCTTCCCCTGTGCCGGCTCAGCATCCACCGGCGTGATTTTCACCCGCACCTGCGGATCCTCGGCATACCGTTTAGTCAGGAACACATCGACCACCTGCGTATCGTCCCGCCAAGCCACTCCATTCAGCGCATCGCACACAGCCTTCAAGCAGTTATCCGCGTCACACTTCACCGTCGGCATGATGTAACCGGTCAGTGCCTTCTCACGCTTCTTCTTCGACCACGACTTCGGTACCGCATGCAGCATGGTCATCTGCAGCAGCACCGGGCCTTGCAACGGCTGGATGCCGCCCCTCTCCATCGCCTTCTGTGCCGCCTGTGCAATCACCCCTTCATACGCCACCGTCTTCGGAGGCGTGAACATTCGGGCATGACCACCCACCCGGCCGACACGCGGGCGGCCTTTACCCTGCGGATTCCCTGGAACAATGAACTCAATCATGCCGCCTGAGCCTCCTTGTACTCCGCATACACCGCCAGCGCTGGCTCACCCCACTGAACTCCCATCTCACACCCTTGGGCGTACAGGTACTCGATGAAGGCCGCGGCCTCATGCTTGCGGAAGTCCGTTGTGCTGGGTCGAACCGTGATGGTCCGCTGCCCGTCCAGGCTCGTGATCAATCGCCCGGGCTTACTCAGCGGGGTGCCCATGGCCTTCATCTCTTGATCGAACTGCTCGACCAACAGGGCCTTCCAGATCTCGGGGCGATACCGCTTGGTGCCGAAGAACGTGATCTGCTTGGCAATATCGTTGATCAGCGCATGGTATTTTTTCTCCTGCTGCCGGTTCTTACTCTCCCGAGCAAGCGTAATCACAACAGGCCCTGCCTGAATGCCATGCCTGACCAGCTCCCACACCCGCAGCATCAGGCCGCGCATGCTACCCTCATCCGGAATGGTTATAACCTTCTCACTCACTGATCACCCCCAGGGCTTCCAGATCCTTGAGCGGCAGGACAGCGGCCACTGGCTCGCGGCTGCGCGTCACAATGAACGGCGCCCCGGCATCCAGCCGATCAGTCATGATGTGTGTACTGCCAGCCCCCACATGCGTTGCCTTTGCGCCCTCAACCAGCATGCGCAGCTCGCTCAGGGCGCGCTCGTACTTTGCAATGGTGCGCTGCTGCTCGGAAATGATGCGGTCCTTATGCGTGCTCATAGCCCTACAACCCCTCTCAGCGCCGCCAGCGCCTCTCGGCCAGCGCGCTTGCTCTCTTCGGTGGTGACACGCTTGCCGCTGGTGTGATGCTCAAGCCGGGTTGAGTCGGCGGCTGGCATATCGAACTCGGCACCGTCGGCCAGCTCCGCTGCCACGGCCTGGTACTGCGCCTTGAACGTCTCCCGCTTGACCGAGCCGTTGCGGATCTCATACCAGCCGGTACGGCGTCCGGCCTCGTACAGCGCCGGGTGGGTCCAGTGATGGATCAGGACGTGGTGGGAATGCTGGTTGATCTCCTGCCAGGCCTGATCCTCGGACGGCAGGCCCAGATCGGCGGGCTGCACGCGACACCAGGAAATGAACTTGCCCACGCTCGGGAAGAAATCGGACTCGTCGCGGCGCGCCCGCATCATCCCGCGTGCCACCTGCTCCTTGGCGGTGATGCCATTCTCGACAAACGCGCGGATCCATGACTTCTTGGCCAGTTGCAGCTCTTTATCGGTCGGGAACGCCTGACGCCATGCTGGATAAGCCACCAACAGCGACTTGAACAGGTCATTCACAAAATCTACAGCCTCAGCGTTCAGCGATGCCGGCTCCGGTCTTGCGTTGCGGATGTTGGCTTTCGCCTGGTTGATCAGCTGCTGGTTCATCAGATCAGTCCTCCGTCCAGGTCGTCTGCCCAAGTGGTGTCATCCCAGTCGGGGGCACTTGAGCGGGTACGTTGCTGAGGCTGCATTGCCAGGCCTGTCTGCGCATTCAGGTAGCCCTCGAACTTCTCCGCGTTGAACAGGGTGGCCGGTCTCAGGTACTGATTCATGCGGCCGTCATCGATCCATTCCGTCGTCTTGCGGTCGATCACGGTGATCAGGTCATCCAGTGTGTGGCCGTCCTTGAGTCGAGCGCTGATGAATTTGTGGTTGGTGGCCGTGTTCTTGAAGCGCTTGCCAGCAGTCTGGTTCAGGTGGGCGATCACCTGCTCGCACTGCGAGGTGTAATCAGGACGGGATTTTTTCGGTTTCGGTGCGACAACCGGTTCCGGCGTGGTCGGCGCCGTCGGTGCAGGCGTGTCCTGCCCGACAAGATCTATCTCGTTAGAGATAGATATATTCTTGTGTTCTTGTGTAGTGGTTGATTGCGTTGGTTGATCGTTGGTTGATTGATCGTTACCGAAATCGCTGCATGCCCCGCTATTACTGGCTTTCGTCTTGGTTGATCGTTGGTTGATTTGCGTTGGTGATCGTTGGTTGATTTTTTCGGCCTTTTCACCCTGATAAAGACCGTAATTCACCACCGTAAACACTGTGCCCTGGCGGCTGGGTTCGCGTGTAATCATGCCCTCGAACTCAAAGTGAGTCAGGATGGTGCGCATGGTCTGCGGACTGACACCAACACGTTCAGCCAGGGCATTTCGACCAGAGATGAACTGCCCTGCTTCAAGCATCACTGGCTTGTTCCCCAGCATGGCCTTGCGCGGTTTGTGAGAAGCCAGCATTAAAATGTGCACCCAGGCTGAGAAGTACTCAGGACGGTCTGAGAAAGCGCTGTCCTGAAGCGTGCGGAACAACTTGATATACCCCGCATCTGGGGCGCTCGCTTCTTCATGCTCCATACGGGGCCTGTTGAATTGGATTATCTGTGCGGACTGTGCCATCATTAACTCCTCTGGAAACCCCGGTGTTTGCTGCCCAGCAAAGACGCACCGGGTTTTTTTTTGCCTGAAATTCGGTGCCGGGTTACGCCGTCCCGGCGAGGCTTATGGCCGCCTGCGCGGTGCCCCCGTGGTTGCAGACTTCGCGCCTCACGGCGGGAGCTGCCCTTGCTGCGTCACGCTGCAGCGGCGAGATCGCGGATCACCTCCTATCGGCGGTTGCCTGCGATTCGTACAACTGAACAGCACCCTCATTCCCTGCCGCCCCGATACGTTTTAAAGCAGCGAGGATGCTGTTCAGTGCCCTCTCTCTGTCGCCACCGGCGAAAGGGGAACCGGCGTTGTGGGTCTAGGCAACCCTGGCTTGCAGATTGTCTCGGGCCTGATCTGCCAGCAGTACTGCGCCCTGGGTAAGATGTTCTGCCCGTCTTTCCGAGCTGTCCGCGACCCTACTCCCCCTGGCGCCGCCCCACTGCAGCTATATGACCAGTCAGTTTCAGGAGGGCGCCTGATTGAGCCGTGAGGCCAAGGAGGCTCATCGCCCTGCTGCCGAGGTTTTTTCATGCCCGGGCACTCTCGGCTTATCCCGGTCGGCATATATCCCCTGCCGCTGGGTCGCTCACATGCATTAGGTTCGCCCGGCATCCCACCGGGCTAAGCTGGATCTCCTGTCAGCTTTTTTCAGCGCCCTTAGCAAAGACGCTCAAAAAAGGACCGGCGAAAGGGAGAAGCCGGTCAAGGCTCAGCGCCACTGTATGAATCCACACCCCAGCCAGCAGATAAAAATTACCGACCCGAACAGCGATACTGTGTCCAGATCGGGAGTCATGCGGCTGATACCTGGTTCTGTTTTTTCCCAGACACAGTGAGCGCTCCCTCGGACAGTTCTTGAATTTGGTACTGACGAAGAAGAGGGATTCCGTCTTCAGGCCACTGACGAACTGCCTCGTAAGTGATATCGAGTGCCCGGGCCAACTCAGGAATGCCGCCGAAAAATGTGATTGCTTCGGAACGTGTCATGCTGATCTCCACTGAAGTTGGAGAAATTCAAGCATGCTTGAACATTTAATGCAAGCATGCTTCACAAGCACACTTGTATATTCGCCATATGACCACTATCGACCGAATCCAAGAGCTGCTCGAACATCGCAACATTCCTAAACGAGGAATGAGGCGCGCGCTTGAGCGCACCTGCGGCATCAGCTACCAGGCTGTCAGCCAGTGGTTTACTGGTGAGACTTCAAACATCAAAAATGAGCACCTGGCTGCCATAGCTCAGGAATATGGAAGCAGTCTGGATTGGTTGATTTCTGGCAAGGGTCCGATGATCGTTGATCAAGCCAAGGCTGGGGACTCTGCCGCCCCCACAAAAAACCACACCCAGCTCGGTGTGAACGTAACGCCTGAGTGGATGACCGCCAAGGTGCCCGTCATGGACCAGGCCTTCTCGGCCGGCCACGGCGCGGCCGCAGAAAAGCTCGATGATTTCATTGATGGTTACCGGGACATCGGCCACTCCGATCTGGCGGCGCTCAACATCCAGCCCGGCAATGCGCGCATCATCAAGATCCGCGGCGACTCCATGTGGTCGACTCTGTGGGACGGTGATGAGGTGCTGGCCGATACCCATGTGCCCCGCCTGGTCAGCGGTAAGATCTATGCATTCGAATTCGATGGCGACCTGAAGGTGAAGCGCTTCACCAAGAAGATGGACGGCAGCTGGTTGATCTCGAGTGACAACAAGGACGATCCGGCCTACACCGATGAGGTGGTGTCACAGCACAATGCCAAACAGCTGCGCGTGATCGCTGAGGTTAAAAAGTTGGTTTCGAGGAATTTGTAGGGCAGCCTACAAATACGATATTGCTGCGAGAGCGACGACAGGAGGTCAAAAATGCAGTTCAACCACACATCGTCAGTTACATCATCATACCTTTACTCTTCTCTTTTTATAAAAGAAGAAGCGCCTGTATTTATAAAATATCCAACCGAGAACAGCTGATGCATTCTGTTGCCCCCTACACAATAAGATTCTATAACAGCGCCCTAAGCGGCCCTCATGCCAAGAAATATTGCAAATTAGACAGGGTTGGCGCTTCAGATGCTATAGATTTGCTTGATTCATTCACTACTCACAAAAGCAAAAAACTAAATATAATAAAAGACAAAAAACAGGTCTATATTTTTGAAAATGTAACAGCCGTAAAGTCTAGACGCCTTTTGTACGGTTGGTTAAAGGTTGGTCACTACGGGGTAGAGTCCGAAATACTTGACGTTGACACTGGAAAGGTTGACTACGAAAAGACTAAAAAAATGCCGACATGATTAGGCATTTTTTCATTTTTTACATTCCGAAAGATGTAGATGAGGGAATAGCGCTTCTTCATAGCCATCGAGGTGGCGGCATAAAGACTTTGTTCTATAACATTTTCAAGGACCATGTAAAGCAACTAAATCAATGCAGTTTTATGATGAACCCTTTGTCATATGATAAAGCCATGACAAAATGGGCGGAAGCAGTCGCCAAAGAAATACGCCTTATCGGTTTTAAAGGCTATAGTGATCCAGCAGATCAACTCAAGAGTCTTGGTCACAAAGAGCAAATTATGATTCTTAAGCCTCCCCGCAGATCGGGCATGGGAAAGCTCAAAGACTACATGGATAAAAACAGCGATAGAGCAAAAGCTATTGAGGTTCTTGTTCCCCAGTGTGAAGCAGTAAAGACGATTGTTGATTTGAATGGCGCCAAGCGTACATTCACAATTGGAGATCCTTCTTCAAACAAAGTCTGTGAAATTGAAGTTCCAGAAGATAAGTGGGCAAGTGACGGAAACTTGGATTATAATAAATCAAAAGATTGGTGCATTGAGATAATACAAGAGTTCACCGATAGCATATATCCCAAACTTGGAATAAAAGTATGAGCAGCAAAATAAATATCTGCGAGATCATAACTGGACATTATGAAACGCTCAAGGAAGATGACAGATATAATACACTTGATGTTTTTACATTTGTTGGCCTTCCTATTTTAGTGGCATTAACATCCGCCTTCCTAAAATTTAATATTGATAAAGATATAACCTCACTGCTTGTAAATTTTGGTTCTATATTTACAGCTCTCTTGTTGTCTGTAATGGTGCTTGTATATGATCAACAAGGGAAGGTGGATAATGATAAAAGCCCGGGGCTAGCAAACAGCATAAAAAAAACACTATTGCATCAGCTTTATTACAATATCAGTTACTCTATAGTGTGTTCATTGACGCTAGTTCTGCTTTGCTTTATTCACAGAGTGAGCGATGGGGCGGAGTCCAAGATAGAGATTGGCGATTTTCATATAACCATTGCATACAACATTCAAATTGTCACACCGTTAATACTAGCCATAACAACTACTATTTTTATTAATGTAGTGATGATTCTCAAAAGAATGCATGCCTTGCTTGTCTCATCATAAGAACGGCTATTCGGAATAACGTATTGAATAGCCATAAGAACAGGCTTGAGTTCAGACGAAGACTGCAGGACAGAACTAGAACCCGCTCCGGCGGGTTCTTTGTTTCAGGCTTCAGCACCGCCCCTACAGCACCACTTCCATCCCCATCACCGCATCCTCGCCCAACACGCGGACAAGCCAGACGAGATATCAGCCTGCAGGCTCCAGTAGCTTAGCTTCGGTAATTTCAAGCCTGATTGCGCCAGAGCCTGCCCACTCAGACGGCACTTTATCTGTAGCATAGCGGCTTTCCTTAATGTACCCGGCACGCAGAGGCTTGCCATCGTTGCCACCTGCGCTCGACAAGACAGGGTAGAAGGTATGCTCTGAAACAACGGCGCCATTGGCGTCTTCAAAGTAGGCGGTGACATCAACGGCGCTCAGGTCTTTGCTGCCGAAATTGCGCAGCTTGAACCCCACAACTGCGGCTGGCCGGCCTGCATAGTTCTCACCCCAGCCAGATTCGATTTCATACACCTCGACATACAGCTTGGCGTACTTCAGTGCTTCGTCAGCCTTGGCCTTCCTCGCCTGCTCAGCTTCAGTCACCATCTGATCGTATGACTTGAAGCTCTCATTTGCAGCCGATATGCCGCTGCCGATCGGCGCCAGAGTATACATCTGGATCACGAATGACAGCACACACACGAACACGCCAGCGCCAGGCATACCAAACGATTTTGACTTGATAGCCGTAAGCAAGCCTATACCGCCAAGCACCAAGCCAATTAGGGCCACAGGCAGGCTTAACAGTCCAATGACCGGCACCCAGCTCAGCAACAGAGCAAATACCCCGAGAATGAGTGCGGCCAGCCCCAGGCCTCGGCTGAAGTCAGATCTTTGTTGACTCATCACGCGCCCCTATTTCAAAAATGACACCCAGTGGCGTTCTGACAGTATCTCTATGGCAATGCCACTGTTACGTAGCTCCACCGCTTTCTCAATTTTTCTACCCCATGAGCTGTGAATCCAGTCACGACTGCCAACCTCCCCGATTACAAGGTAATGAGTTTTTTTGGTCGGGTTTTTAAGGCAAAACCCTCCCCTTCTGAGGATCTCAGCCTCGCAGTCTGAGCGGGTGCCAGAAGCAAACTTTCCAGTCAGGACGAAGTTCTTGGCATCAAAATGAATGATACCTGGATCAGTGACGGGCAGGTCTGTTGCTGCTGATGCCGCCTCAAACTCACCGGTATCGAAATCCACACTGGTCTTAATCGCCGGTTCGCCACCAATTACCTTTTTCAACAGATCCAACAGGTCGCGCGCCTCTTTCTGGTCAACCACGCCATCAGCCAGCACATCGCACAGCCGCTCGTAAAGAATACTGGCAGGCCAAACATCAAGCAGATCCGGTTGTGAATACAGCCACTGCGCAAGGCTCACAGCCTCGTCCTGAGTAACTTGGTTATCGAATGCAATACCGCGGCAGATACCAATCAGTTCATTAATGTTCCGAGTCTGATTGGCTGCCCGACGCAAGCGGGTAGTGACCGGCTGGCCGTGGTCGTCATGGGGGATTGATGACATGGAAGGCTCCATTCCTTTGCTGTTTTGATGCGCGACTTCCTACTGCGCAAACACAATTTACCCCACCATAATACAAGTATGCTTGCATTATAAATTAAAGCGTGCTTTCATTAGTTCAAGATTACTTGAATACGGAAGGCACCCACCATGATCACACGCACCGCAAAAGGCTACGCCCTCGGCCACTGGGAGGGCATCCCCACCCTGCTGGAGTCAGGCCGCAAGCTGACGCCGGGTGAAGTCCGTGCGGCTGTCTGCAGAGCCAATGGCCTGACAGCGGCTGATGCCGGTCGTGAGCTGAACTGCTCGAAGAACACTGTCTACCAGTACTGGAAGAGCATCTACTTCAAGACCGGCTGTGACGATGTGGTGGTGGCGATCAACAAGATGATCGAGGTCGGCGCCCTGCACCGCCTGCAGCTGCTGCTTATCGCGGTTGCGCTGTTCGCGGCGGCAATCAATGGCAGTGACGACCTGATCCGCCCACGCGGCCAGGCACGAATCGTGGCCCGTACCGCCCGCACCCGTCGTGATGAGCTGTGCGAGATCGGCAGCGGCCCGGACGGGCTGACTCCTTCAACCACATACCTGGGAGCTGTGGCATGAGCGGCATTGAAGCGGTGTTCCAGCTGTACCTGATGCTGATCGGGTTGGTCGGATTCTTCGTCCTGGGCTGGTGTGTGGCCACGATCTTCTACTGCCTGCGGGCTTTGTATAACGGTGAGCCGGTACGACCGGTTCTGAAAGAAATGCTGGAGGAATGGTGAAGAACGTGAACGAACAACCCCAGGCATTCGTGCCAAACCCGGCATGCCGTGGGCGTCTGATAACCGACACCGAGTTGCTCGCCAAGGCAATAGACCGGATGAAGGTGATCGCGGATGAGAACCACCGTCTGCGCACGGCCATTACAGCGGTTCGTCATGCCTCTGAAGAGGAGTTCAACGCGACATTGGCCGCCGCCATCGAGCTGGCAGCAGCACCGGTGCCCTACACACTGGCCGACTTCCTGCCGGCCTTTCGACAGATCCATGCAAGTAAGGAGGCCTCATGACCCAGCTGACTCTGTACGCCTATACCTGGGCGATTGGCGACACCGAGACGGTGAGCTACCGGGTATTTCCAATTGAACCTGACGAGATCCGCTTGGGCATGATCCCGATCGGTCAGGTCGAAGTGGACATATTGGACCCCGATCCGACTGCACTTGAAGCAGCCAAGAAGCGTGGTCTGGCCCAATACCGTGCAGCCCAAAGAATCAAGGAACAGGAGCTGGCCGCATGAACGCCCCAGCCAATCCTTTCGACCTGCAGGCACAGCAGGACGACGCCCTGGCCATCCCCGGTCCCGGCTTCTACACCGGTCTGAGCAATGCCGAATACCACTCTGGCCCCGGCATCAGCAAGAGCGGTCTGGACCTGGTCGCGCACTGCCCCTCTTCCCTGCCGTGGTCCAAAGCGGCCCCAGTGGATGAGGTGAAGACCAAAGCGCTGGACTTCGGTACCGCCCTGCACTGCCTGCTGCTGGAGCCGCATGAGTTCGACAAGCAATTCATCGTGGCACCGGAGTTCAACCGCCGCACCAATGACGGCAAAGCCGAGTGGGAAGCGTTCCAGATCGAGAACGACGACAAGATCATCATGACCGCTGACGAATGGCGTCAGCTGCAGATCATGCTGGACAGCGTTCAGGCCCACCCGACAGCCCGCTGGATCTTCGAACAGCAGGGCATGAACGAGGCATCCATCTACTGGACCGACGAAGAAACCGGCGAGCTGTGCCGGGTACGCCCCGACCGCATCCTGATCGATCACCACATCATCGTGGACGTGAAGAAGGTTGACGGCCTGGACCGGTTCGAGAAGCACGTCGAGGAGTTCCGCTACCACGTCCAGCACGCCATGTACTGCGAGGGCTACAAGCAGCACTTCGGCGTGGAGCCGCAGTTCCTGTTCCTGGCGGTCAGCTCCAGCGTCAGCGCCGGTCGCTACGCCGTGGATGTAGTTGATCTCGATCCTGACTGGGTGCGCCGCGGCCATGAGCTGTACCGCGAAGCGCTCGAAACCTATCACCAGTGCCGAGTCAACGACGACTGGGTACACATCCGCCGCCTGGAAAGGCCGGGCTGGGCGGTGCGCAACGATGAAAGGAGATTGTCATGAGCGACAGCAAAACAAATCAGTATTTGTTTAACGACTACCGGCTGGACGCAGCGATTCACGGGATAACAAACGCATCAAGACTGCTTAGCCAAGCAATGCAGCAGACCCTTACTGGCAGCTGTTGTGATCAATGGGAATTAGAACGAGTGGTAGTTGAAGCCAACGAGCATTTAGCAAAGGCCCTGTCAGGTATCTACGACTGCAACGCCGGTGAATACGCCACACGCAAAATCAAAGGTGATAATCAATGAACAACCCAATGCAGGCCTACCAGCAGCCACAGGCCGTTACTGACTACCAGCCGGACATGCAGGCACCTTACGCCACGCACACGGCCAATATGCTGATGTCGCCCCAGATCATGGGCCAGATCCAGAAGTTCGCCGAAGTGATGTCCACCGGCCGTTCCACCGTGCCCAAGCACCTGCAGGGCAGCATGGGCGACTGTATGGCGGTGACCATGCAGGCCGCACAGTGGGGCATGAACCCCTTCGCTGTGGCGCAGAAGACGCATCTGGTCAACGGCACTCTGGGTTATGAGGCGCAGCTGGTCAATGCAGTGATCAGCTCTTCCCGCGCCATTCAGGGCCGCTTCAAGTACGAGTACGGCGGTGACTGGCTGAACGAGTCCAAGAAGGATGCCTGGGTGCGTACCGGCGCAGTGCTGGCCGGTGAAACCGAGATCACATGGGGTGAGCCGGTGTACCTGCACACCATCACCACCAAGAACAGCCCGCTGTGGAAGACCAACCCCAAGCAACAGGCCGCATACCTGGCAGTGAAATACTGGGCACGCATGTACTGCCCTGATGTGATCCTGGGCGTCTACACGCCGGACGAACTGCACGATCGCACCCCGGTCGAGCGTGAGATCAACCCCGTGGACACCGGCGCGACACCGGCAAGCTCACTCAAGAACCGGGTGAAGAAAACCCATGCACCGATCGATGCAGAACCGGCACCGGTGCAGCAGCCTGCCCAAGCGTCGCAGCCTGATATGCCCGACTTTGGCGAGCCGCAGCAGCAGCCGGTACGCGACTTCACCAGCGCCATTCAGACCATGATCGATGGCATCAAGGAATGCACCAGCGCCGAAGAGCTCAGCCAGTGGGGACAGGACATCAAAGGCTTCGCCGATGATCACCCCGAAGTGGACCTGACAGCCGTCCAGCAAACCTACAAAGCCAAACGCAACACCCTGCGCGGAGAACACGCATGAACGCCCCTGTAACCGAAACCACCGCACTGATCAGTGTCAGCGCCACCCCGGCTGCGATCGCCTTCAACTATGAAGAGACCCGTGCCTGGCTGGAGAGCGAGCTGGAACAGTATGACGTAGTGGTCACCGCCGACACCCTTGCCGATTGCAAGAAGCTGGCCACGGAGCTGAACAAACTGGCTGCCGAGATCAGCAAGCGCCGCCGTGAAGCCGTTGCCGAAGTCAGCGGCCCGATCAAAGACTTCGAGGGCAAGGCCAAGTCACTGGAACAGATGTGCAAGGAGGGCCGGCAGCGACTGCTGGACCAGGTGCAGGTGTTCGAGGATGAGACCAAGGCCAAAGCCAAAGCGGCACTGGAAGCGGCCCGAGCTGGCATGTGGGCTGAACAGGAAGTGGCCGATGAGTTCCGCCGCACCCAGATCGATGACCTGGTGAAACTCAGCACCCTGACCAAGACCGGCAAGCTGTCGGCGACGGCCAAGAATGAGCTGGTCATCCGTGTGAACGCTGACCTCAAGCTTCAGCAGCAGACCCAGATCCGTCTGCACCTGTTGGAGAACGACAGCTACCGTGCCGGACTGGCAGCACCGCTGACCCGGGCACACGTTGAAACCTTCCTGTTTGCCTCTGACGAAGAGTACGGCCAGCGCCTGCAGACGATGATTGCCTCCGAGCTGGAGCGCCAGAAGGTCGCCGAGGAGCGCAGCCGTAAGCGGTTCGAGGAAGAGCACCGCCGTGCCGAAGCTGAACGCGCCCTGCGTGCAGATCATCAGCGGGTATATGCCGAAGATCAGCAGGCACAGCAGGCACCTACACCGGAGCCCGAGCCGATCCCTGAGCCATTGCCAGAAGCGGCCACGGCCGCACCGGTGCAACAGGCACAGAAGCATGCCTACGGCCCACTGGATAACCCTGCAGCAGCAGCCATCGCTGAATGCACTCAGGCAGAAGCTGAGGCACAGGCCATCCAGCTGTCAGCCAACGCTATGACAGAAGCATTCGGTATCTGGGTACCGGGTGAACTTATCGCCATCGCCTATGGCGGTGCCATTTTCCGCAAGCAGTAATCATCACCAGGACAGGAACCACACATGAACTCTGCAGCCATGATTGATTTTGAAGAAGGCGTATTCAGCACCTCTGCCCACACCATGCACACCGACCTGATGGGCGTTGTAATCAACACCTGCAAGGCGCTGCCGAACGTCTGGCAGAAGATGAACGAGGAGCAGCAACAGGACTTCATCGACTCCATTGATCGCCAGATCAAGGAGCTGGTAACCAGTTGCGTGAAGACCATCGCCGCCGATGACCGCCCATACGTGCTGGGCAAAGTCGACCAGGTGGTATTCAAGCGCGGCATCGAATCCAAGCTGTCGATCGAGCGTGACGTTCACCAGGAAGGCGCACCCAGTGGAGCGCATGAGCTGGCCGACAACACCGGCGAAATGGTGATGATCATCCTGCCCGGCCTCGGTGGCTACACAGCATCAGAGGGCGACAAGCCAACGGCGGAAGAAGACCAGCCGGATCTGCTCGACTCAGCATCTGATGATCTCTACGACGAGGCCGTGGCTTTCACCGTCGAGCAAGGCAGCGTCTCAATCTCTGCCCTGCAGCGTGAATTGAAGATCGGCTACAACCGCGCGGCTCGCCTGGTCGAGATCATGGAGCATGCCGGTGTGGTCGGCCCTCTGGACAACAGCGGACGCCGGGAAGTACTGGGCTGATGCCCTGCCCGACTTGTATTGACGGCATCTGCAGCAGCAGGTGCCTCACTCAGCAACAAGGAGAAATGACATGGCAGACGAAGCCGATATCGCCAACGGCTACGCCGAGCAGCAGCTCGAGTATTCGCTGCAGAACCTGCAGGCCAACAGCACACCGCGCCCTATTCCGGACGGCTGCTGTCACTGGTGCGCCGATGAACTTGATGGGAGTCGGTTGTTTTGCGGACCTGAGTGCGCACAGCGTTATGAGCACAACATGAGGATGCGGGGATGAAAACTGATAACCGTGAAGCCGTCATGCTGCTGGCCCTTGATGCATTGGTGTTCGCAGACCAGATCAGTACCCACTGGCCAGAGGAAAAGCAACTGCGGCACCTGCGTGAACAGATAGCGTTGGCTCGAAAACATCTGGAATCTGACCCGGCTGAGACGATGAAGCAGGTGCAGGCCAATGCCGTGATGCACTTCATGGCAACACCAGTCGGCGCCTTTGAGGCCGGTTTCGTTGATACACCCCACTGCACTATCGCACAGCTGTATCAGGTTGCCCGCCACCATGTGCGGGACAACTACGGCGTTGAAACCAAGTCGCTGGCTGAAGAGATGGGCGAAGACTTTGCGCGGGAATGTGCTGGAGGTGCTGGGGATGAATAACCCAGAATACACCCAAGGCATCTGCGAGGACGGCGCTGCCATACTGCGTGAAGGCCAGCCGATGACCATTGAAGAGATACTGGACGCCCTGCGGGATAGTGAACAGCTGAAAGCCGAGGTGGAGCGGTTGAAGGCAATCCTTCAGCAAGCCAAGGAGGTGCAGTCGTGAACCACCCAGCCCCCTGCCCCAACTGCAGCGGTACCGAGCTGATCGTTATCCGCCCACTGGAGACCACGAACAGCGTCTGGTGCCGCGCGTGCGGCATGTTTGGCCCCGACTGCAAGACAAGAGATGAAGCGGTACAGCGATGGAACAGATTAAGCAACCTGGCACAGGCTGCCGAAAACGCGGAACTGAAACAGTGAGCAAGCAGGTTCGGCACCAGCACTGGGACTGGCGCCGCGCCAGCCAAGAGATAAACGGACACGGTAAGCGGAGGAAGAAACCATGAAACCGAAATGGCCGAAACGACAATCCGTGAGTAACTATATTGCCGCCAACTACGCCGATGGCGACCGCAGCCGCGATGCCGTGATAAACGACATCAAGGCCGGCAGACTGCCCGGCGTAAAGTTTGGCCGCAAGTGGTACATCTACGTGCTGCCAGACGGTGAACCGGCATACGGCTACAGTGAAGGCATTGAGGCAGGTCAACCTGCCACAGAAGAAGCCGTTGACCTGACAGGCAATGCTATTGCCGATAGCATCCTGGCCAGACTGGCAGCGAACAATGGAATGCGAGTAAGCAAGGCAAGCTGATGAGCCCGAAACGAAACGCCCTGGCCCCGCACATGAAGCGCATCCGAAAGAAGAACGGGGCTGAGTTCTTCTACTATCGCATGCCCGACGGCTCGCTTGAGCCGTTGCGCGGCACCAAACAGGAAGCGATCGAGGCCGCCAATGCGCTGACAGCAGCGCTTCGCAGCTCCGGCTCACTGGTGCAGCGTGTGCTCGACATTGCCGCCAACCCGGATCGGCCGCGCTATGACCCGCGTAACCCGCCGATGTGCCAGGTGATCGATGAGTACCGTGAGCAGCTGCGTGAGGAGTTCGAGCGAGGCAAAATCGGCGCTCGCACCTTCGAGGAAAAGTGCTACAAGCTGACCGAGTATGAAGAGACGTTCGGCAAGAAGAAGTGCCAGAGCATGGCAACCTTTGACCTGGCACAGCATATTCGGGATAAGACCGGCAACGTGCAGCAGAAGCATGTGCCACTGATGAAGGCCATGTTCCGTTACGCCGTGTCCGCCGGCTACCGCGACAGCAATCCGGCCAACGAGCTGCAACCGCGTGAGCCTGAGGCACGCAAGCGCCATCGCCATACTTGGGAGGGGTTCAAGCAGATCAGATCGGTAGCACCCGAGTGGCTGCAACGAACCATGGATATCGCACTTTACAGCCTGCAACGTCGTGGCGACCTGGTGCTGATGCACATGGATGCCGTCGACCAGCAGCAGAAGACCATCGATGTGTTGCAGCAGAAGACCCGTAACTACAACAAGCCGGTCTACATCCAGATCAAGGCTGGCGAATCGCTATGGTCAGCACTGAAGGCATCGATCACCAGCGACGTACCCTGCCCCTATCTGATCCACTACCGGCCGCAGCGTATGAGCGCCAAGACCCGGGCGGCCAAGGAGCATCCCTTCGCAGTGCTGCCCGGCTACCTGAGTAAGCAGTTCACCAAGTACCGCGACCAGTCCGGAGCATACGCGCACCTGCCACCTGCCGAGCGCCCCACGTTCCATGATATTCGCGCATTGGGGATTCTGATGTACTTCAAGGCCAAGTACCCGCTGGACTACATCATGGCGCTGGCCGGGCATGCCAAAGCCGCTACCACCGAGCATTACCTGGAAGGGCATGAGGAACGGAAACCGATCGCTGTTAATGCCGGACTGAGTCTGGATCAGGTCGATGTGAAGGATATCGATTGGCGCAACGAGAACCTGCCGCCGGAGCTGGCCAAGCTGATTGATGAGCCGGATGATTAAGCACCGAAAGTTCTAATCCATGCATGCAGAACATCGCCATACCCCCAGATAACCGTGCCAAACACGATCAAAATCAGAGCGATACCCTGTAGCACGCTGAGGTAGCGCATTTCTTCCAGGGTAATCGTCCCACCCGGGGTCTCAGACGGCTCTCCTCTCATCTGACGGTGCAGTCGAACAAGCATTAAGGCTTCAACGACAGCGCAAATCGAGGTGGCTACGGATCCGCTTCTTTGGAACCACTGACCGGTTGTGTTTTGAATATCGGTGAGCGAATTGAGAAATTCTGTTCCGAGGCTTGTGGCCGAAAATATCAACAACGATGCTGCCACAAAAAGCCACAATGGGTATCCGAAAAAAGCAAAAAACGGCAACCCCTTTAAGTATCCCTTTGGCCTGGCCAT